CAACGGCCACATCTGAGCTGATTTTTGTTTTGTATTAAAAGTTATTCCTTCTGCTACTTGTTTTTTACTATTATCTGGATTTGTTATAAATCCCATTCAAACTTCTCCTATTTCCATGTATTTCGTTTAATCCAAATATCACGATAAACATCTGAAATTACATCTCTAATTAATTTTCTTATTATTTCTATATCACTTTTATCAAGTGCCTCCTTTACAACAGAATAACCGAATACATCAGGTTTCCTATGAGCCTTTGTAAACCCAGCCTTCTTCTTCTTTTTACCATTTGTTTTCTTAAAAGCTTTTGGAGTTGAATAACCATCAATATTACCTGTTACAGTTATTTCTCCTAATTCATCATCTTCTACAGTATTTAAATACTCTTCAATGAATTGTTTTATTAATTCTCTTAATTTACTTTCGTTCATTATTCTTCAAAGCTTTTAATAATTCATAATATCTCATTAACTGAACAACAGAACTATCCTTAACAACTAACGAATTACCAACATTGCAAAACTTTTCAATTGAAGTAATTGCTTCAGTTAATTTTATTTTTACTACCTTGTCTGTAAGATTCTTTTTGTTATTCTTTAATTCCCTTTTAATTCTTGGAATTTCTTTCTCAATATATTCCTTTAATGAATTTGTGTTAGAAACATTATTAATGTACGCCTTTAATAAATCTTTCTGTGGTTTATTCAATTTATAATATTTACTGTTAAACTTTTCAAGTAATGTTCTATATGCAATTATTCTTAAATCTCCATCATCTGGTAGAACATTTTGAACTTCAGATAAATTAACTGATCTATCTTTTGATGTAATATGCTCAACAATATTAAAATGTGATTCTGTTTTATCTTCAGGTGATAATATATTAGAATATTCAAAAAGTTTATATATAGAAGCATGAATTTTATAATTATCTACCTTTGAAGATATAAACTTCCGTAAATCATAATATTCATTTATAATTTTTATTAAATTATATTTTTCCCTCCGCAAAGTTGAATTAACCAACTTCTGTCTTTCATTAATTACTTCATTAATAAAATAATCAGCCTTCCTATCACTATCAAATTTCTTGTTGATAATAATATTATATAATGCCAATTCTTTTCCCAATTCTGTATTTTCATTGAATTTTTTCTTTACTATAAAGACCGCTTTACTATCATCTACCTTATTCAAGACATCTGATGTAATCTGTCGTAATAAAAATTCAAATAACAAGCCAGTATTACGTAACTTATTGTGTTTCGCTTTAAGCATAATTACATCCCCATTTTATTTAGATACCATCAATGTATAGTTTTTCATATATAAATATAAAGTTTTTTCTATTTATCATATATTTATTCATCAATAATCATATCTTCACTCAAAATACTTTGATTTTTTGTGACTTTTCCAAACTTTTGTTTTAATTGATCAAGTAACCCCTCTGATTTTACAATCGTTGCACCCTTTCCAGGATGTAAAGGACTTCCATGTTTAAAATCTCTCTTCCCATATCTCTCTCTTTCATACTTTGTGGCATCTTTTATATCATCAACCCCATACTCATTTCCATACTCTTTTTCACCAGTTCCACTTCTTCTGTCACCACCCCAATCACCCTTTCGAGCCATTTCTAAATCATCTTCATCACCAGATACTTCACCAGATTCTGCTGGGTCATTACCCTCTGTTTCAATCTGTTCAAATCTAAATACTTGTTTTCTATCTTCAACAACACCATCAAATACTGTTTCTTTTTCTTGTTGATTAAATTCAAAAATATTATCATAAATCCATTCACGAGATAAAAGTTTATTTTCAATTAAACTATTTGCAATATCAACCTGCTGTGTCAATAATTCAAGTTTCTCCTGTTCATGTATCATAGATGGATTTTGTAATTCTAAATCAAAATTAATGAGTTCAGCATCCTCAAATCCCTGTGAATATAAATGAATAATAGCAATCTTTGATAATTCAGCAACAACAATCTTCTGTACCCTTTCAATTGTTCTTGCGAATCTAACATCTTCAGCAGCGAGAGTAGCTTTCGAGTTGTGAATTATCACACCAGCACTTGTTGCAAAATTATGATATTTTGTAATTGTCAAATCACAAGTATCTCTTGTTTCTGTTAAAAATTCAACCGAAACTACTTGGTGATTTAAGTATTGTTCTTCACATTTTCTATAATTTTGCATAAAAGCTTTATTTTTTAATGCTAATGGCATATTATTAAATATAAAATCAACTTTATCTATACTATTATATTCAAATATTCTATTTAATGTATTTCTATCTATATTACCTAACTTACTTTCTAACTCTTTGAATGAATTACATTTATTAGCAATATTTACTAGTTCATCATATTCAACTATAAATTTAGTATTATATCGTTTATCACCCGTATAATATTTAGTTGAACATTCACTTGAACAACATTTTTGAAAATTTCTATGTGGTTCTGTATAAAATTCTTTATCACATTTTACACAATTTTTTATTTCACCTGATAGTTTACCTCTGTTCCATGGTCCATTTTTTTCTAACCATTTAACAAGTTTATCCGCTGACTTTAATCCACCTTTTCTACCAGCAATTTCAAAATGATTATTTTTCTTTTGTTCTTTAACTCGTTTAGCTATATTTTCTGGTGAATTTATTGTCTTTTCTGTTAATTTACTGTGATATTGTCGATGTTCCATATAATCCATAGAACAATCAAAATTATCTGGATTGTTGTTTTTCTTATTGAAGTCTAGATGGTGTACAACTTTTCCACTACCGGCTTCTACCATATCACAATGTTCAGCAACTAATCTATGAACTTCTTGATATTTACCACTTACTGGATGATATACCGTTGTATATCCTTGTTTATTCTTTTGTTTTGTTTCATCTAAATATAATGGCATCAAAGATTGATTTTCTTGTAAATCTTGAGCTTCAATCCATTCACCATCTCTTGTTAAAAATCTATGGTCTAGTGTACAATCAATATATTTATCATTATCTAAATTAACTCTAACCAATTCAGCGTCTTTTTTTGTATATCCGGCCCACTCTATTTCACCAGGAACAATCATATTAGTTTCAGTATCTATTGAATATGTATAGTGTTTAATTCCATTTTCATAATCTTCAATAATTTCTTTAACAGTTTTTATTTCACCATTTAACAATGGAATTTCAGTTTCAGGGACTACACACCCAATACCCTCTTCATACCCCAAGAAAGCCTTTGGTATTTTAAGAGCTGCCATCATTTTATTCTTCAAATATTCAATATCATCGATAGCACCTTCATTTGATAATCCTTGAAGTGTATCAATTTCAGTTCCACTATCTGAACCGCGAACAGGTAAATAATAATCTTCTGTTGTACTCTCAATATTATATCGTAAATTATAATCACCAGTATTTTGGTCAATAACTGGAATCTTTTTCATCTTATTAATAATTTTATTCATAAAATTTTCAACTTCATTTGGTGGAATATTTCCAATATCAATTTTGAATATTCTTTTCTCTGGAGCTCTCATAATTCTATGAATTAACATAGCATCTTCCATAAGAACAAGTTGTTTAAATACCCTACGAGCACCTTCTAACATTGACTTACCATATGGAAGATAATTTGAATCTGAAACTAATCTAAAATGAGCTACTTCATAATTTTCCTTTAAATTCTTTTTACCTTCCTCATCAACCTCAAATTGAACAAGTTTCGGTTGTGATGGATCATGATTTTCAAGTCTGAAAACCATATATGCTGATAATGGTTTTACATTTACAATACCATATTTATCAACAATATCTAACTCTAAAAAGAAATCACCATATTTTGTTAAATTCCTTAACCAAGACCATAAATTAAATTCAATATTAATTATATCATAAAATAAATTATGTAAAATATCATGCACTTTAGAATTATCTGTTTTAATCTTTAATATTTGACCTTGAATATTGTCAATAGTAGATTCATCTGAATATATGTCAAGTGCAGATGATATGATTGGATCGGCATCCATTAATTCATAATCTCTAAATAACTCGTTTCTTGCAACTTCATACGCGTGTCGTTGATTTTGTTTTCCAGCCCAACCCATCTGAGTATGAGTTCCCTGTATAAGTCGTGTGTATCTATCAATAAAATTATTAACTAAAGTAGTTGATTGATCAAAATTAACATCCTTAACTTTAAGTTGTCCACTGTCGGTTTTCC